TGAAAGAAAATATGCTTGATTCTGTTGAGTTTCTTGGATTTGATAAAAAGAAAGGATTTGATTCTTTTTTTAAAATGATGGAAAGAACTATTAATGGACTTGAAAAAACACTTGACGATTAAAGGTGTATCTGCTATAATAAGTAGGTCCAATACAATCCAATATTAAAATACGGAGAATATAAATGTCGTTTGCTGATTTGAAGAAGCAATCAAAGATGGGTTCCTTGACCGAGAAACTCATTAAACAAGTTGAAAAACTCAACGAAACTGGTTCTAAAGATGATAATCGTTTTTGGAAACCTGCGATGGATAAAGGTGGCACTGGTTCTGCTATAATTCGTTTTCTTCCTGCTCCTTCTGGTTGTGAATTACCTTGGGCACAGGTTTGGTCTCACGCATTTCAAGGACCTGGTGGTTGGTTGATCGATAACTGTTTAACTACTAATAAAGGGCAATGTCCGGTTTGTGAAGCAAATCGTGAATTATGGAATACTGGAAGTAAAGATAATCAAAATATCGTCCGTGATCGTAAACGTAAACTTTCTTATTACGCAAACATATATGTCGTAAAAGATCCTGTTGCGCCTGAAAATGAAGGTAAGGTATTTCTTTATAAGTTTGGTAAGAAAGTATTTGATAAAATTATGGCTGCAATGAAGCCAGAGTTTGATGATGAGAAACCCATTAATGCATTTGATTTTTGGGAAGGTGCAAACTTCAAACTGAAACTTCGTAAAGTAGAAGGTTATTGGAATTATGATAAGTCAGAGTTTGCTGAACCCTGCCCACTTTTAGATAATGATGATGAACTAGAAAACATCTATAAATCACTTAATGATTTAAATGAATTTACAGATGAGAAAAACTTTAAATCTTATGCTGATTTGAAGAAGCGTTTGGACTCTGTTCTTGGAACCAAAACTGCAACAAAACGCCAAGACTCAGAAACTATTGATGAAGAAGAAGAGTTTGAACCTACAGTAAAAACTACTTCGTCCTCAAAATCTAGTTCTGTTGATGAAGATGAGGATGATGATACCTTATCATACTTTCAAAAATTAGCTGAAAGTTGATTTTGAAAATCAACTTTTAATTACCTTATCCCCCGAAAAAAAATTCGGGGGATTTTTTTGTATGTAAGGTTTTTATACCCCAGTAAGATTTGGATTATAAGATTGTTTTGTATTTTGATTGAGATATTGTGAAGATTTATCATATCTCATAATATTTCTCATATCAGTTATAACCACAGATAAGTATTGAGGTTTTAATATACGAATTAATCTTTTCTTTTCATTTTCATTTATTTCATATTCATAGTTTGTAACTGATTTGACTGGTGAAACTGTTACAAGAGCATTATCTAATTTAGAATAAGTAATAGAATAATTTGCATCTACTTGAAGACCAGAAGGAACTACAAGACGGTTGTATTCATCTTTAACTTCTGTTGTTTCGTAGTGATGTATAGAAGATAAAGTATTTTCTGTTTCATATTTTTCAATCATATGTTTATATAAATCTTGATTATTCAAAGGCCATTCTTCACGAATATTGGTAATGTTATTTGTGATTAAAATAACCCAATCAAGTTCTGCATCACCATAAAGTTTTTGCGCAATAACATCCGGTCTTTGATTGTCTTCAATTTGATAATATTCGAATGCAGTAATAACATTAACTATATCAGTTCTTAATTTTGCTCTTTTGAATAGATTTTTGACTGTAATATAAGTTTCATTTGAATTTGCATCTGGTAATTGTGATAGATAATCCAGATTTGGAAGTTCGTTAAAATATCCCATTTTAGTATCCTACATCATTTGATCCTACTGGATCCAAATCTCCAGTGGAGATGAAACTAGTGCTCAATCTGTCGTCTTGTATGTCCGTTTGGTAGTCAGTATCATAAATTGGCTCAAGTTCTTTGAAAGACATATTTATGATTGATGAAACTGGTTGACCTTCATCATATGCTGCCCAATTTCCATCTGCTGCATAATTTACAGAAAATCCAGCCAAGGCACAAACTTTAATTTTATTTACACCTGATATTTGTTTATTTCCTTCTGTTCTATAACGAAGTTTAAACACATTTGGAGTTCCTAAGAAGTATGATTGAGCACCTGCCTTTCCATCTAATTTTTTTGCTGCCATTCCTTGTTTGAAAAATCTTATAATTTGATTTACTTTTAATGCTTCGTCTTTACTCCGTGGACTCAATCGGTATTGAAACGAAAAATCTCTTAATGTTGGAGAGTTGAATAACAATTCAATATTACTATTTGGGACAATACCAAAACCTCTTGCGAGAATGGTTTCTGGTGATACGGAAAATCCCAAGTTTCCTATTAATTTTGATGATATAGCTGTATTAAGTAATGTTTGAACTCTTGGATCGCCTAAGTCGGCACCAAGTTGAGAAGCAGTAAAAAGTAAAGCTAATGTTTTTGTATCCATACCTGCAGCTTGTCCTCCAAGTGCTAACGCACCTTGCCCAAATGCGGCTGTAGATAAATTTTGTGAAATATAAGACGTAATAGCAGCACTCAGATTATTCATGCCCTCTCCTTCACCCCAAGAAACATTATTGGAATCACTTATACTATTCGGCATTGGAAGTTTTACCGAATTTATGTATTCTTTTAATGGAGTTCCTCTTGGTAAACCATTATCGATTATATCTTTGAATCCACCTTTTTTAAATAATGCATCAAATGCTGGTGGTTTATATTTAAACATTGAAATGATTAAATGGTCTTGAGTTCCTCCGTAAAGAGCATCAATTGGATATTGTAAATTTTTATATCCTTTAATAACTTCGTCTACATTACCGAACTTGAGTTTTTCGTTTATTTTATTTGGATCTAGTGTTAAAATACCAAGAAGATTTTTTATTGCTGTAAGTGGATCATTAGGATTACCTGTTGTTGGTCCAGGATATCCTGGGATGGGTTTTGTATTTGGTGTTCCTCCCAAACTTGTCGCTAGTGCTGTATTTTGTGTGGTAGATAAATTTATTAAGTTTGTTTGTTCTTCTACTGATAAACCAGGTGCCTGTGGATCTCCATTTTGAGTTTTGCTGAATACTGGTTGTTTGTCTGAATCGTAAAAAGTATATTCTGTGATATTCCCCTGTTTATCTGTTATTGCGTATAATGTTAAATTTTCTCCAGGATTATTTGGATCTGGTACAGTAGTTGAATATGCTATTCCTACTTTAGAATTTGTTTGTGGTGGAATTTGATTCCATCCTGGCGGAAGAGTTGGAGGTGTAGCCATATTTACGGTGCCGATAAGGTATCTGGATAATCCCAAACTCTGGATTTGAATACTGGTTGTCCTCTTTTATCAACAAATCTTTCGGTTGGAAGTAAAGATACTTCTCTCCATTCACTTTCAGGGACCTTAAAAAAACCACTACTCACACCAGAAAAAAGATAATTATGTAATGTTTTTCTTGGTGCATTCACGTTTCCTGCTTTATTTATGTATGAAGCAGCAACACCTCCACGATATTGTGGATTTAGATAATGAAGATTGGAACCAAGGAACATTCCTTGTCTTGGATTTACATTTATAACATAAGCTAATGGTTGTCTATCCCAGAATAGATATTTTTGTGGATACTTTGCAGAATACATAAAAAACACTAAATCACCAGGAATAATAAAATCAGTATCAATCTGACTTATATCTTTTTCTTGATTTGATAGTTCATTCATCAAGGCATTTGTATACCAAGATATAGAACGATATTTTTTTCCTGCTTCTTTAATTATTTTATCGGCAATCATATTTGAATACCTAAATCTTTTTCTGTAAAGATACGGAATTCCCAGTTTCTGTCTTTACAATATTCACGACAAGCTTCCCATTTTGCTTGATTGGTGACCCAAGTTTTAACTGCATATGCCCAGGATTTTGTTCGGTTTGGTGGATTTGTGGGTGGTTCTTTTAAATCTTTAGCTGGTTTAATTTCTACAACTACTATTCTTATATTTCCGTCTTTGTCTTTATATTTCAGTTTCATATCTGGAAAATATCTATGTACTTTTTTATCTACTGGTGATACATAAGGAACCCAAAATTCTTCACTTTGATATGAAATTATATTTTCAGTTAAATCACAATAATGAAACATTTTGAGTTCATAGGAACTACGGTATACAATATTTGTTGGGTCTCCATTATATTTTTCTGGATTCTTTGGTTTGAACTTTCCTTGTTTATAGTTTTTATTTATAGGCATAAATAGTACAAGGATTTATACATATTTAGATAGTATGTCCAATAAAATTGGTGAACTTTATATCAATATGCCTGATGTACAGAGTACATTGGGTCCGCTTTCATTAACTAGTCAATTTAAAGTATCTTTACTTTTGGGTGACCCAACAGCATTAACTGCTCATTTGACTAAGTGTGGTTTATTGGGGACAGAAAAACAAAAACAATATGATTTTCTTTGTGCAGAAGCAACACTTCCCGGTTCTACTTTTGATATGGCTGAAGAATATGGAAGTCGTCAGGGGGTTATAGAAAGATTTCCGACTCGTAGGATTTATAGTGATTTTAATCTTACTTTTTATGTAGATTCCAAGTATAATATAGTTCGTTTATTTGAAGAATGGATGAATTATATTGACCCACTTTTTTCTAAGAATAGTAAATACGAAGGTAGTCCGCAAGGTCAAGGTCAAGATAAATTCAAACAAAATGAAGATTTTTTTAGATTTAGTTATCCAGATACTTATAAAAAAAATATCGCAATTACAAAATTTGAAAGAAATTTTCTCAAAAATCCAAACAAAAAATCAACAAAATCAAATTTTATTAATCAACCTACGATGACTTATTATTTTATAGAAGCATTTCCTACAAATTTGACCGCACTTCCATTGTCTTACGAAGGAAGTACTATAACAAAAACAACAGTCAATTTTAGCTATAGTCGTTATACTGTAGATAAAAATATTGGCGTAACCTAAATACTCATACTGAATTTAATTAGAAAAAAATGCCTTTACCAAAAATTGCTACACCTCAATATGAATTGATTTTGCCATCTACAGGGAAAGCAATTAAATATCGTCCATTTTTAGTCAAAGAAGAAAAAATACTTATTCTTGCTCTTGAAAGTCAAGATGTAAAACAAATTACATCAGCAATTAAACAAGTTTTAAAAGATTGTATTATAACAAAGGGAATTAAAGTAGAAGAACTTCCTACTTTTGATATTGAATATATTTTCTTAAATGTTCGTGGAAAATCAGTTGGAGAAGTAATTGAACTAATTGTAACTTGCAGTGATGACGGAATTACCGAAGTTCCGGTTAAAATTTATATTGATGAAATACAAATTCAAAAAGATAAATTCCACACGACAGATATTGATTTGAGGGAAGGTTTAGTTCTAAGAATGAAGTATCCATCTTTGAATGAATTTATTAAAAATAACTTTGATTTTAGTTCAAATGATATGTCATCAATTGAAAAATCATTTGATATTGTTTCTTCTTGTATTGATATGGTTTTTAATGCCGATGAATGTTGGGCAGCAGCAGACTGCACTAAAAAGGAACTGAATGATTGGATTGAAACTTTAACATCACAACAGTTTCAAGAGATTGAAAAGTTCTTTAATACGATGCCCAAACTTGCTCATACTGTTAAAGTAACCAATCCAAATACAAAAGTAGAAAGTGAAGTTATATTAGAGGGGCTAACAAGTTTTTTCGGCTAATTATGGCTCATATGGATCTTGAGTCATATTTTAAGATTAATTTTTCTCTGATGCAGCATCATAAATATTCTTTGACGGAGATTGAAAATCTAATTCCTTGGGAAAGAGATATTTACTTGGTATTATTAAACCAATTTATCGAAGAAGAAAACTTAAAGGCAAAACAAAATAATGCTTAAGAATTCGCCGGGATTGTCATCATATAGAGGATTTGGGGTTCCTTCTTCTAGAACAATTTCTAGAGGAACTTTTTATCGTGGTGAAAATCCTGCTGATTATTCTAAAAGAATGTTAGAGGAAAAAGGAGATCCTTTAGCAGAATATAGCACATTAAGTCCAGAAAAAATTATAGGAAAACAAAAACCAACAAAGGAACAAGCACTTCGTTTTGTTTCTGGTAATTCTCCTATAGGAGACTCTATTGTTTCTGGTGCGAAAAATAAAATTGTTGGATTTGACCGAAATATAAAACCAAAACCAAATAACTTACAATCATTAATTGGTAATTTAGCATCAAATATTTTTAGTACTAGTTCAGTAAGTAATATCTTTAATACTACTGAAAAAGAAAAAACACCCGAGAAAAAAGAAAAAGGATTTAAACCATTTGGTGGATTTTTTGGTAGAATTAAAGAAGCACTTGCTTTTATTACTTTCTTTGGCTCAAAGAAAAATTTAGACAGGATTAGAGAAAATGTAGATAATTTAAAAACTACTTTTGCTGAAACTTTTGAGGTTGCAAAGTCATTAAGAAAAGTAATACTCAAAATTATAAAACAAATATCTGGACTTTCTGGTGATGGAGGTGGTGGAGGTGGTGGAATAATTGGTACTATAATGTCAGCACTTGGTGGATTGGTTGGTGGATTAATTCCTGGAATGGGAGGAAAACGACCACCAAATGTTGCTGGTCCTGCGATGAAAAAAGAAGGCAATTTATTATCAAAAATACCAAAAGG